CGAGGGGGGTGATTAGCGATGGGAACTGAAAACACACGAATGAATACAACTATTCAAGCGTTGGAGGATCTTAACTCTGGTCACCAGTACCACGCCATTGCTTTAGTTGACGGTAAGCTCGCCAACAGTGGTGAGGAAGCAAGTGGAATCTTGTTAAACAAACCGAAAAGTGCGGAATTTGCAGCACTCGGATATATCGGTGAGCTGAAGTTCGCTGCCGGTCTTGCAATATCCAAGGGTTCGAAATTGACCGTAACAACATCGGGTTGGTTAACTACTGCCGACAGTAATGACCCTATTGTCGGTGAAGCGAAAGCTGCCGTAACATCCGGTTCAGTCGGAACTGGTCTTTTTGCATTTCCGACTGCAACTGATAAAGCAATGTACTTCCCATTCGAAGTAACACCAACCGTTAATGTACTTGCGGGTACTGGCTATTCTTTGGACGATAATAAGTGTGCCGATAACGGTGAAGAATGTGATGGTGTCGCTATCACTGCATTATCTTCCGGTGTTGCCGGTAATATTGCGATAACGGGAGTAATCGGTGTTCGATATGCCGATGTGACAAGTGCCGGTGACCAGTTAAGTGTCACAGGATCAGGATATTTTTCAATTCTATCATCGGGTTATTACGGAGTTGGGAAGTGTCTTGCAAACGTAGCTTCTGGTTTAGTCGGAGATGCCCTGATAACACCGGGCTTTGATTATACCGGAGTTTAATGGAGGGTTTTAAACATGGGATATGAAAATAAATACCGTGTGACTACAATTCAGGCCCTCGAAGATCTTAATACCCATCAGTATCAAGCTATTGCACTTGATGATGGGGAGATCGCTAACAGTGGACAAGAGGCAGTTGGAATTCTGATCAACAAACCCAAGAACGGAGAACACGCGGAAATCGCCTATGAGGGTGAGATTAAGTTCCGGGCAGGGGGAGCTATCAGTATTCATAAGCCTATAACCGTTACTACATCCGGCTATTTTGTCGATGCAGGGAGCGGATATTTTGTTGTCGGGAGAGCTAAAGCCACGGTGACATCGGGTTCTATTGGTACAGGGCTATTTAACTTTAAAACGCCGATTTACGCATATTCAAGCTCACAAGCTTGGTAAATCGTACTAAATAAGGAGAATTTTGCTATGGGAGCAACAGGAAGAGATGTTCATGTTGACGTGGCGTTGAGTAACGTGGCGATAGCCTATAGACCGGAGGGTATGATCGCAGATCAGATCGCTCCAATTGTACCCGTCAACAAACAATCAGATGCTTATTACATTTGGAGTGCTGCCGATGCCTTTAGAGTTGAGGATGACAAGCGGGCTCCTGCAACCGAAGCAAACGTAATTACCAGATCAGTAAGTTCCGGTACTTTCTTTGCTGATAACTATGCCCTTAAAGATCGTATTCCGTATGAGGATATCGAGAACGCTGATGCGGGATTTATCTTTACAGAGCGTGCTTCAAGAACTCAGTACGTGAAAGATAAGTTGATGTTGTCAATGGAGTATCGAGTTGCTATGCAGTGTACTTCCGGTAGTAATATCGGAAGTTACGATACGACAAACTCAGCATGGACGGATTACACAAATGCAAGACCGATTGCCGATATCAAAACGGGTATGAATGTCGTTGAAGACACTACCGGTCAGCGTCCAAACAGTATTATCTTTGGTCGTTATGCATGGCGTCACTTCGTGGAAAACAGTGATGTGATAGACCGTGTATATGGTAATGTTACCAATGGCAAGACAGCCCGGATGATCGGTATCGAACACGCAAAGGCTGTATTCGAGTGTGACAGGGTACTTGTCGGTGGTGCGTATTACAACTCCACCGAAGAAGGACAAACCCTTTCATTAAGTCAACTCTGGAACGATAATGTGCTGATATATTATGCACCCATGCGTCCTCGAAAGGACGTGCCTTCGTTCATGTACGCTTTCCGTTGGAATAAGGTCATGCAGATGACAGCAGCAGTCCATCAGTTACCAAGGGCGAAGGCTGAAGAGGTAGAACTCGGCTATTACCAAGATGAGAAAATCACTGCGAGTACGTTAGGATTTCTTATCACCGGAGTCGGTTCAGCTCAATAATTTGTAACGGTGACGTAATAATAATAACGGAGAGGGTGCGATTCCCTCTCCATTTTCCATTATTCAGGAGGAAAAAATGTTAACGAATCAGGCAAAAGCATTAGGTATTCATCCAAGTTGTAAGAAAGAAAAAGAAGATGATGTCACTGAAATTAAAGGCGTGGATGTTACGGCGGACGAGGACATCAAGGAAGACGAAGACATCAAGGAAGACGAAGACATCAAGGAAGACGAAGACATCAAGGAAGACGAAGACATCAAGGAAGACGAAGACATCAAGGAAGACGAAGACACATTGGCTGATAGAACTATCGATCTTGAAGTTATGAGTTATATCGATTTAAAAGAATTGGCCAAAGATCGAGGGATTGAGTTTAAATACAATATTTCGAAAGTAGATTTGATCGAGCTTATAAAAGCCGACATGGTTACGGTTCTGGACAAATAACTTAAGACAGGAGGAAACAAAAATGAATATCGCAATACATTGTGGTGGAATGCCTTTTGATGGAATGTCTATATCAGAAGGTAAAGGATTAGGGGGATCTGAATCTGCCGGTTATTACATGGCGAAAGAACTTGCAGCTTTAGGTCATACGGTTGTTATGTTTACTGAGTCACAGAGAACAGGCGTTTGGGATGGTGTACGGTATGAATGGGTAGGTGAGCATACCAAGGAAACACCGTTAGGAAGACGCTTTCATTTTGGTACACAGGCTCCGAATGATGTCATGATAATTCAACGACATCCACAGGCTTTTAGCTATGAGTATAATGCAAAATTAAAGCTTTGGTGGCTGCATGACCTCGCATTGTATCGTAATGCCGGACTTGTACAGGCACATTTACATTCGATAGATCAGATGTTGACTGTATCGGAGTTTCACAGGAATCAGGTTTCTGAAGTGTACGATATTAACAAAGATTTTATAACACCTACATGGAACGGTGTGGATTATTCTATGTTTGAAGGTCTCGAAAATCTGGAACGTGAAAAGAACAGTCTGGTATTTGCAGCAAGACCGGAACGAGGGCTTGAACCGCTTGTCGGTAAAGACGGTATCATGGAGAAACTCCCTGAATGTCATCTGTACGTTTGCGGTTATGAGAATACTACATCTCAAATGGCTTCGTTTTACAAGTACCTTTTTCAACGTTGTAAAGAACTTCCTAATGTCACTAACTTAGGGGCGTTGGGAAAGGAACAGTTATATAAGTTATTAGCTCAATCCATGTTGTACGTTTATCCGACAACGTTTGAGGACACAAGCTGTATCATGGTCTTGGAAGCAAATGCTGCCGGTACTCCGTTCTTAGCTTTTAAGACAGCAGCTTTACCGGAAACATGCAAGGGTAGTGGATCAAAGTTACTACCATTGAAAAAGGGAAAGGAGGATAAAAATAAATTTGCTCATACTGTAAAGTGTCTTCTTAATGATTCTGCGAAGTGGGAGAACCTTCATGAGAAAGCTAAGAATAAAAAACAGTCATGGGCGAGTGCTGCCAAACAATGGGATTCTCTTTTTAAGGATCTACTGAAAAAGAAATGTGATAACAAGATACGGTTACACCGGCATTTTGAGCGTTACAGTGACATAGTTCCGGCTGTGTGGGATGAAGCGACAGACGAAACTATCCCGGAGCTAAGCAGAAAGTACAAATTTTATTTTGAAAATAACTACAAAGAACATTTGGAGCGGTATTACAAGTACGAGAAAGATCGTGGAGTTATTTACGGCCCTGAATCAATGGTCGGTAATTCACGTTTTGAATGTGTCTCTGAAAAAATAGGTGAAATAAATCCAAAGTCTTTGCTTGATTACGGCTGTGCTCATGGACATTTCGTAATGAACCTGATGAAGCGATATCCTGATATCAGATATTTTGGAGTTGATATAAACAGGTCTAACATTGAAGCGGCTAAGAAATGGGCTATGGATGATGGTGCGACTCAGGAAGTCGCGGATAATCTATTTCTTGAAAGTTCCATTGAAGAAGGTTTTGAGTTAGCCAGTAAAGTTGACTTGTTACTCGCTTCGGAGATCCTCGAACACGTACCTGATCCAGTCAAGCTAATGACGGATTTAAAAAAGTATCTAAATCCTGATGGTTACGTGATTATAACTGTTCCGTATGGAGCTTGGGAAGCTGTCGGATATCATGAACATCCCGAATGGCGATCTCATTTACATCACTTTGAACGGCGAGATTTGTATGAGATATTCGGTTCACAGGATGAGTATAAACTGTTAGCCGTTCCTAATCGTGGTGAGTACGGTCATTTTGTATTGACGTTTAAAAACAGTAACACAAAATTTGGCTGTATTGATTACAATCGAAAGATAGTTGAACAGAATCCAAAAGAAACGCTGTCTGTCTGTCTGATTGCTAAAGATGCTGAGTACACAATTGGTAAGACTCTACAATCAATTGAACTGATAGCGGATGAAATTATCGTTGCTATTGATGAAACTACCACAGACGAAACGGAAAGAATTTGTAAAAAGTTCGGGGCAACTATTTTAAAAATCCCATCACCAATTAAGATCGGGTTTGATAAGGCAAGGAATCTAAGTATCGAGAACGCTATTATGGATTGGATATTCTGGATCGATTGTGATGAAACACTCGAACATCCATTGCGGATGAATAAGTACCTGCGTCAGAACTGTTATGATGGTTACGGTATCAAACAACATCACTTTGCTGCTGAACCGGCAGCTTTATTTAAAACAGACTATCCTGTCAGGCTGTTCCGTAATAATGGGAATCAGGAATTCTTCGGTGTCGTTCATGAACACCCGGAAAAAGGTTACGATGAGGGGCCGGGGAAGATTACGATCATTCCTGATATAGCGATAATGCACATGGGCTACAGTACGGAAGAAGTCAGACGAAAACGGTTTGATCGAAATTGGCCGCTAATGAGAAGGGAATGGAAAGCACATCCTGAGAGAAAATTAACTAAGTTCCTATGGGTCAGGGATCTGGCACACTATATTAAATACAATCTTGAGGAAAACGGCGGTATTATAACCAATAAAATGATAGAGTGTGCTGATGAAATGATAATTGTTTGGAGAGACTTGCTTAAAATGGGCGAGACTCGTTTACTCATTGAGACAATTCCTTTCTATTCAGAAGCGGTTAATATCAAGGGTAATGGTATTGAGTACGTTTTTAATTTGGAAGCAACGAAGTTTATAGAAGGGATCAAGCTTGACGATGATCCCATAATCGGTAGGTTTGCTTCTAAGGAAGACGTGGAAAATTTAACAAAACATTTGGTTGATCAGAAACTAAAATATTTTGATGATAGGTACTTTTAATGGCTTATATAACTTACACGGAATTAACTAATCGGTATCAGGTAATCACAACTTGGAATACAAGCGAATCTATTGTTACTGATGATTTAATTTATTATGCGGAAGTTGAACTCAACGGACGCTTGGCTTCTCATTTCACTGTACCATTTGCAGCCGCACATCCTACGGTGAAAGATTTAACTATGGATATGGCGTACTACAAAGCTCTTGTTACTAAAGATCCTGAGAAGGCTGAGAAGATACATGATGTTGTGATAGGACGGATCGAGAAAATTAAGAAAGGAGAGGAATACATTTACACTGGCTCGGGAACTACCATACTTCCAACAGGTGCGGGTGAAGAAATCTGGTCATCAACTGAAGATTATCATCCGGTACACAGTATGTTTGATGCCGAAGATCCTCTTACAAGGATAAGTTCCGAGCAGCTCTATGATGAAGCACAGGAAAGAGAATGATTTCAATGAAAATGGTCGGTATGAAAGCTTTTCAACAGGCTATGAAAAACCGACTAAAAAAATTGAAGGATAGGCGAAAGGTCTATGGTCGTGCTGTAGTTATAATTGATCGATGGATTCAAAAGAATTTTCAGCAAGAAGGTAAACTCGCAATGGGTGGTGGTGGCTGGAAATCTTTAGCTGCTGCCACGATTGAGCAAAGGAGAAAAGGAAAGAAATCAAGATTTGGAACTAAGATATTACAGGATAGGGGCTGGTTAAGAGACAAATGGAAAAAAACTTGGACAGCTCGTTATGGAGCAGTTCAGTCTAAAATGGATTATTCGGAAGGTCATCATAAAGGATTGGGACATTTGCCGGAAAGACGAATACTACCTACGGAAAAACAGATGATGCCTGAACTAACGAAAGTATTCGAACATTTTGTTTCGGTAAGTATAAAATAGTATCGAAAATAATTGTTGTGGGCTGATTAGACCAACGATCTCGACATGACACGTACCCAAACATGGGTAAATTTTAAACACGCTTAAAAGCTATCAGATTATGATAAATTTTAAAAACATAACACAGGCAATTGAGACAATACTGAACGCTCAATTGTCAGATTACAAAATAGTTCGGAACGAATTGAGAAACGTTGATCCGAATCAGGCTACATGGGGCAAAGGCTGGATAGGTATATACAGAGGGAAACTTGATTATGAACCTCATACAACCGGAGCCACACCTTGGCTTGTTTCTGCTGATGTCATTATTGAAATTCAGGTCGCTTCAATGACTTCAGGTGACGATGCTGAAGACAAGTTACAGGACGCTGAACAAGAGGTACTTAATGCGTTAGTAACCGATTTAACACTTGGCGGTACGGTATTGATGACAAACGGTTTTAGTATAGAGTACGACTATAACGAAGATGAACAGGTCTATTACCATGCTGCCGTAATTACAGTACGAGGAGAATTAAGAGCATGAAGATAAAATGGATTGATGATCAAAGAGAGGTGCCGGGAATCGGTATTCTTAATACGGATGATATTGTAAATTTACCGGCTGATATGGCAAAGAATTTCATAAAACAGGGGCAAGCTGAATCTGTTGGAAAAAAAAACAAAAAAACCAAAGATGAAATATAAGTTTCGACATTTTGCAATAATAGGATGTGGACTTTCAGGGAGTTCATTACTACAGAGTATTTTAAATAAACATTCTGAAGTTATTGTTATGTTTGAGCAGTATTCGAAGTCACCTGATTATTTCACACTTTGGATTGAAGAAAAGTATGAGCATGAGAAAAGGGGTGTTACATTCGGAATTAAGAATCCGGTAGAAGTTTTAATCAACAATAACTGGCCGGAGGAAAAGATATTAGAGATCAGCGATTACTTTTTTGTAATCTGGAATCTGAGAAAATTTAGTGGATATCTGGACTCAGCTAAAAGGCGATCAACTTTTATACATCCAAAAGCGAAAGAATTTTGGGATAAATCAAATGAACTGTACTGGAAGGTCAGGGAAAGGCACCCGGATAAATTATTGTCTCTTAATTTTGAAGAATTAGTCACATATCCAAAAAGAGAAATAATTCGAATGTGTGACTTTTTAAATATAGAGTTTGAGCCGGAAATGTTAGACGTTAAACATAACGATAAACTTAGATATTCCAACGGAAAGATACTTGCGGAAAAGGCATTTATATAAAATTTAAACAAGGAGAATTAAAATGGCATACGGAATGAAAGGACATCTTGGGATCTGTTTTCAACAGAGTTTTGGTACTGCTTATATCAGTAGTTTTTTCTATGTACCGCTTATCAGTGAAAGTGTTGTTGAGAGTATTCCACCCATTGTATCTGAGGGGATGCGTGGACGATTCGAAGAAGGTGACAGTTACGAAGGTGCTCATGAGGTTGCCGGTGATGTAGTAATCCCTGCACATCCGGTACTCTTAGGAGTACTGCTTAAAGCGTGGTGCGGTCAGTCTTCAGGTTCGTTAGCAACGTCAGTCTATACTCATACTTTTCAACCGAAGACCTCAGATTTTGGTACTATGGCTGCTGTTCCACCTATGACGATTGAGGTATATAGAGACAGTGGTTCTGCTCACCAGTATCATGATTGTTTATGTAACGGACTTTCGATTGAGATAGCGTATGGTGCAATAATTAAAGCTACTATGAGTATTATGGGAGCAAGTTTTGCAAAGGTTGCTAAAACAGGCCCAACATATATTGCAGGGAGTGAGTTTGTATGGAATCAGTCAAGTATCAGTTTTGGCGGTGCGGTTGATGAAGTATCTCAGATCACTTTAAACATGGCTAATAATCTCGAGGGAAGAGGTACACTTGACGGTACAAAGAAATTTAATCGGATAAAACGTGCCGGTTTTCGTACAATAGATGTGTCAGGTACTATTCTTTTTGTGGATGATGCTGAGTTCGATAAATGGCACGGACAGACTACACAGAAAACAGTAATCACGGTAACAGGCCAAGCTATTACAAGTGGTTATAATGGAACATTTGAGGCCGATATACCTACAATGCGGTATTCGGAGTTTCCGGTAAACATAGGTGGCCCCGGAATGATAGAGGTCGGATTTGCTGCGTCTGCGAAGTATAATACTGGTTCAGCGACAATGGCAAAGTTTACGTTAGTTAACACACAATCAGTTTATTAAACGAAAGGGGGAAGCATGGACGTTATAATTGGATGGAGTTCATACGAGACAAAATTTTTAGATGATCCGGTAACTATGGAGTTACGATCATTGAGAACGGAAGCATTTTTTAAATTACTTCCACTCATGCAGCATAAAAATGCAAAACAACCAAAAGAGTCTGTTGAGAAATATCTTAAGCGGCTAACACCGGAAGAAAAGATTGAGATACAGGGAGCAAGTATTAAGACTCAAAAATTATCGGTTGAAATATTTCCTGATCATGTAAAGAATATAACAGGAATAACGTTAAACGGCAAAGCACCGACTTTTGAAGATTTGGCACAGGAAGCAATTTTTCTTAATTTAGCGGTAGATATTTGTGGAGAACTTATATCGAGAACAAAACTTACAAGGGATGAGGAAAAAAACTCCGAAGGACTGTCCGCTTCTTCAACACAGGACGATTAATTAACGCAAACTTTGCGGGTAGTCCTTTTTCGGTATGGTTAAAACTTTTTCATATGTGTCACGAATGGACGTATGACGGTGGACAAGCAGTATCAAAGAGTAAAAGAACTTTTCGAACTGGTTACTATAAACGTTTATACTTACCGTCATCAGGTGATTTAAAGGATCAGTTTATTATTGTAATGGATATTTTAAATATTATTCGTATCGAGGAAAATGAGATAGCAACAAATGTCTGATAAAATAGAAATCATAATAGCTGCAAGAGATAAATTTAGTGGAGCCTTTGGTAAACTTACAGGGATGCTTCCATCTGCTAAGACACTGGCTCTTGGAACTGCTGCTGCAATCGGTGGTATAGGTACGGCTCTTATAGCTATGACGAAATCAACTGCTAATGCTTACGACAAGGTTCAAAAATTTTCTGAACGGATAGGTATTTCAACGGAAGCTTTAAGTAGTTATCATCATGCTGCGGAACTTTCAGGTGTTTCAACAATGGCTTTTGATACGAGTTTACAGAGAATGACTCGGAGGATATCAGAAGCCGAACAGGGAATAGGTGTTGCTGTAAATGCGTTGGATGAATTAGATATCTCGATTGATTCCATTACAGGGAAATCACCGGATCAACAGTTTGAAATAATTGCCGGGGCTATGGAAGGTATGGCAAGTCAATCTGATAAAGTCCGTCTTGCTATGCAATTCTTCGATACCGAGGGTGTCGGGATGTTACAGATGTTGACAAACGGCACGAAAGGTCTAAAGGAAATGACTACCGAAGCTGAGAGATTCGGTCTTGTTATCTCCGCTGAAGCCGGTGCTAATGCTGCTGCTTTTAATGACTCCTTAACACGGATAACTGCTTCATTTACAGGATTGAGAAATAAGATCGCTGAAGACGTGATGCCGGTAATGACTGAGATGGCGAATAAATTTGCTAACTTCGTGGCTGATAATAGAGAAAAGATTATAGACTTTGGTAAAAAGGCAGGGGGATCTTTTTTAGAGATAGTTGAAAAAGGTGTTTTTGCTGCTGCCGTACTTCATGATGCGTGGCGTGGTCTTGGAATGATATTTGCGACTATGCAAATCGGATTCTATAGTTTTATACAAGGACTCGAAACTACAGGAAAAAAGATCGGAGATTGGTTAATATCTACCGGGTGGGCTGAAAGACAATATGATGAGACAAAAAGATTTTTTAAAATAATGGATGCAACTGGTAAATCTACTGCTGAAACAGAAGCTAATTTAATCAAAGCTGAAGAGGCTCTTAATAAACTTGTGGAAACCGGATCGTCATTAGGTAGGGTGGAAGAAATAATAGATTTAATGAAAGAAAAATTTAAAGAATTAACTACAGAAATGTCCGAAGATAATTTTAGATTATTTTCAGATATTTCATCTTACTTAGAACTTAATGCTGCTAATGCTCAAACAAATGCTGATGAAATAGTTGAAATACATACAATGCGTCTTGAACAAATTCGAGAATTAGAAGCTGCTAAACAAGCTGAGGATGCTGTTATTTTAGCACAGTGGCAATCTGATGAGGAAGTACGAGCACAGGAAGAGATTGCAAGAACAAAAGCTATTGCTGATACGAAGATGGCGATTGAAAGACAGTTTTACAGTAATCTACTTGTAATCGGGAGAGCTTTCGGTAGAACTATGTTTAAAATAATGCAACTTGCAGCCGTTCCTCGTATGTGGATAGATGCCCATGAAGCAGCAACGAAATCATTAGCAGCTTATCCTTTTCCTTGGAATATTGTAATGGCTGCTGCGTCTTATGGAGCAGTAGCAGCTCATATCGCAACCGTGTCTGGTCTTGCACCGGCAGCTCATGGTGGTATTACTTCCGTACCAAGAGAACAAACGTTCTTACTGGATAAGGGGGAGCGGGTTTTATCACCTAATCAGAATCAAGATTTCACGGATTTTATTGGAGGTGGTAATGCCGGGTCGCAAAGTATAACTGTGGAAGTACTACCAAACGCAAGTAATGTACAGGCCATGCTTCAGATGGACAAAGACGATTGGTATAATATCGTAAATGATAAAGTCATACCGGCTATGAAACGTTTAAAGACCGTTGGAGTTGAAGTTTAATGGCGACTTTTGAATTGGGAATATCGAGTGCAAATGCTGTTACGTTTTATCCTGAGTGGGATTACAAGGCCGGTAAAATACAGATTCGTAATGAACATAGAACACGGGCAGGGAAACTAACTTTATATAAATGGAGTGATTATAAAACATTTGAATTTGAAGTAAATTGGGTAACTGCGAGTGACGCTTCACACGTCAATTCGTGGTTTGATACAAATACAGAATTGCTCTTTCTCATAACATCAAGCGGAGTTACTGCGGTACACAGTGTAATGCTGGTCGGAAAAGAAACACCATTGGCTCAATATAATAAGCCTTATGAGAATTATTATAAGGGATCGATATTGTTAGAGGGTTACTAAATGCCTACTGGTATTTTTTATTCTACGCAGAGCGGTGATGATACGACTTGGAATGATATAGATTTTCATAGTAATATTGTCAATAATACTTTGGGAAGTTTTTTAACTTATGATGGTAATACTTCAATCCTTATTCGAGATATTACACCGGGAAAAAATGCGAATATTATATCAGCTAAGTTAAAAATGTTCGCAATAAATTTAGGCCTTGGTAATTACGATAATGACACAGCTAATGAAAATATTTATTTTGAAGATACAGTCAATCCGGTTGCACCGACTAAGCTTTCAGAAGCATTAGCGTTAGAAATAAGATTAACTTCGCCTGTAGCGTGGAACGCTATTGAACACTGGACTACCGGACAATGGTATTGGTCACCTGATTTTAGTAATGCTTTTCAGAGCATAGTTAATAAACCAAACTGGCTTTCAGGTAAAAATGCTCAGATAGTTTTACTTAATAACGGATCAACGAACAATGCATTTAGAGCACTTGCAGCTTATGATTATAGTAGTGCTCAGTATAGACCGGAATTTCATGTTGAATGGTCACCTGCTGAAACAGGCTATGGTTTAGGTACAACAAGTGCTGATCAGATTAGTTTTAGTCCTAAGTGGGATAGTTACAAAAGGGGAAAAAAACAGTCAGCAATTCATAATAGATCACGTTCAAGTAAATTAAATATTTATAACTACGGAAGTTATAAAAGAATAGTGATAGAGACTGAATTTTTAGAAGCTGATAGAGCGGCAGAAGTTAACTCTTGGTGGGATAGTGGAACTAAAGTACAGTTTCATATAAATTCAGGAAATTCATCCGGGGTATATAGCATGATGATTATGAATGAATCAACACCATTTGCACAGTATAATAAACCTCATACGGATAGAATGACTGGTCGTATAGAACTGGAAGGGTACTAATGGTAGCAGTTACATCATGGTTTGTAGATCAGACGAATGCTCCGGCAACTGAACCGGACATGACTTTTTTAATCGGTACTTCCGATTATTCAGATCGTGTTATTAAATGGCCTAAAATCAAGAGGGAGTCGGAGAGTGTAAAGTTTTCAAGTGTCGCTGTTGCTGTTGATAATGTCGATGGACATTTTAACGGATTTTATACGAATGTTTATACAATACCGAATACCTGTACTTTAAAGATCGGGTTTACTCATCCTAACAGTAACGCTGAATTATTAACGGTATTCACAGGATTTTTGGAGGATGTACGATACAGTAAAAAACAATGTCTTTTGAAAATGAAAGACCGGCTGACTGATATGGGTGATCGAAAGGTAGGGGATTCTGCTTCACCGGTTACGTTTGCAAATACTATACCATCAGAGATAGCTTGGGTTTTATGTACGAGTTACGGAGAATTATCGACTACAAAGAGTTCTGCTAATCCTGACATTGATTACACTGAGTTTCAAATATGGGCTGAAACGTTTTCAAAAGATACCGTAATTTGTGGGGCAAACTACGAAGGAATGAAGGTTTCGAAGGCTTTAACTTCGATTGCTGAAATGACAGGATCGATGATTTGGGTAGGTGGTGACGGTAAAATTATATTTAAAAGATACGTTGATGTTTCGTCTAATGAAACGCTGATCACCGATCCAATTGATTTAAGAATAGATGTTGAGGGTAAACGGCTTGCAAATCGTCAGAGTGTTCATTTTGATTATGCTGTTGAAAGTAATTACTGGCAAAAACTGATAGTACAGGAAAATAGTGTTAGTGTTAGTTCTTACGGGTTGTATGATGATTTAAAAGAGGACGAAAATATTTGGTACGTTGATTCTGTATCAGCTCTTGGATTCGCACAGCGAAGATTAGGAATTTACCGAGAACCTCCGAAACGGTTTGAAGTAGACACACAGCTTTCCGGTGTCTTTAGAGATATGGGCGAGTCAATACGTTTGGTGGATTCTTTTTTTGGAATTACATCAGCCGATATTTGGCGTATTACCGAACATGAACTGGATATGCAGACAGGGGAGATGTACTTCGAACTTGATGGAGCGTTTTCAGGAAGTCCTTTTACACTGGATGTTTCTAAACTTGATGGAAGTGATTTATTATTATGATGAGAGGATGCTATGGCAACTTGGACTAACTTATCGGCAGCATTTGGTTATGGAACAACGTTAACCAGTGCACAACAGGGACAATTACGAGACAATATCACGGCAGCTTTTGAGAAAGCCGGTGGAGCCCCGGTACTGGCAAATGATTATGTAGTACGTGCCATGATAACATCAGGGGCAGTTGGATCAGTAGAAATTGGAGCTAAAGAAATTGATACGATACATATATCATCAGGTGCGATTGGAGCAGCCGAGATTAATATTCGAGCAGTTGGTTCTGCACAGTTGGATCAGAATCAAGTCACCGATGGTCATATGGATTCTAATTTAGAATCAGTTACTATGAATAATATAGTGGCGGGAAGTAATTTTTACAAAATTATTGTAAGTAACGGTGTTATAACATCAGTAGTAGAATCACATGCACCATAAAATTAAGGAGAATTAAACAATGTTAAATTTAGAAGTTCCAAAGACACCACTTGGTAATCAAACTTTTGCAATCGTGCAGTCAGATTATATCGATATAATCTTACTTGCTGCAAATACAAAAGAAGATCACACCATCCCTACGGATGCTCAATACGTGGTATTTAATTGCGTGGATGCCGGGGGTGGACAGGTAACGTTCTGGATGAACATTGATAACGATGCAGCGATACCTTCCGCTGATGTGACTGACGGATCGGGAAGTGAGCCGAATCCAACCATCAGAGATCTTCATGGACAAACAACAATCAGTTTAATTGCGGCACAGGCTTGCTTTGTCGTGATGGCATTTTATAAATAGAAACAGGAGGTAGAAAAATGGCTGGTGGAAATCCTTTTAATGTACCTGGCCCTCCGGCAATATTAGGGTCTAATGACAATGATAATAGTTTTCTCAGTGACGATGTTGTCGCGAATCGTGACGGATCGATCATTGAACGTCAGGAATGGATCATCAATGCTCTCGGTGGAGCACAGGCGAGATTTGAACAGAGTATATCGGCTACCGTTGAGGAAGATGTATATTTACAGTTCACCATAACTTTGTTTGATCTTGATGCCGGTGCTGTGGCTTCTGCGAGTATTGATATAACGAGTATCAGTAACGTGATGTCAAAGGGGACTGCTGCCGGTGCTGCCTTTAGTGCTGCCGGTATTACACAACCAACCTTTGCGAAGTCAAACGGTCTTGTGACATGCTCCTATCGTTTCCTTGCTGCTGAATGGGCGGTGGGTGACGTATATCGTCTGGTAGTTGGTGGTATTACTGCTGTCGTGGACGGTGAAACGGTTTATGTACCTGATATGGTATGGTCAAATCTCATTGTCGAAGCTGCTGATATGACGGCTGAGATGGCGAAGATACCAAAGTCCGATAGTACCATTACATGGAATGACGTAGCTTTACAATCGATTCAGGATGAATGTGAGGACGCTCTTGAAGGAGAAAATCTGGATCATCTTGCAAAGGTCGCTGTAGACACGAATCTTGCCACTACCGTACACGATGATAGTATCTTGGGAAATTTGTTTGCAAAAGCAAACGTTACTAATTTTAACAGAACTACCGATTCAATGGAAATGTTATCGGATAAGTTAGGTGCGTATTCCGGTGACGGTGGAGCTGATTATAACGATTCAGTTAAAGCAGCGATAGAACTTCTTAGTAAATTCATTGCTTCCGGTGACGGTGACATGGCTGGTGGTACTCAACTGGCTTCCAATAAATCTATTCCCGATGCTCTTGGTGTTACCGGAAGTGCAGCTATCAGTGAAGAGTTCAGTATGCAATCACTCTTTCAATTTCTGTATGGAAAACATGACACCGTACATATTCTCTTTATACTTCCTGAAGCTGTCGGAAGTATCAATGCGGATAATACGGTCTTACAAACTGAGTTAGGTAAGTTGGGTGAAGTTATGACAATCACACAAGCTGACTTACTTGCTCATGCCGAATTATCAAGCTATACTCTGGTTGTCTTGGGTACGAATAGCGGTACAGCTTGGACAACGGCTAACCTTGCAGACCTGAAACTCACACCTGATTTACCGATTCTCTGTGTTGATAAGGTGGCTTCCGCTTATCTTGAAATGGGTACTGACGGAGGGGATGCTGCTACAAAAACTGATATCAATGCCGTATCAACGATTGAGGGTAGTATTTTTGGAATCGGAGCGTGCGGATTAACCGGACTCGCTGCTGGTGCAAATGTAGTTTCAACTTCAGCTACTTATCACACCTTAGATATGTCTGATGTAGATATTACCGAAACGTGGTGGGCTTATGAAACTGCTAATGCTAATACGGATGTTGTTTTAGGTGGTATTTTCAAACAGCAAAATGACGGTGAACTCGGTATTGATGAAGAAGGTGATCCGGTTCCGGGTAGTTTGATATTTGCCGGGTTCTGTTACGATGCGTCTGAACTGACAACATTAGGAAAGAGTACTTTTAAGCTGGCTGCTCTTATTCTGATTCATGAACGTACTGTAAGTTCATCAATTGCAATCATTGGAGCGATCAGGGATTTTGAAAAAGAAGTTATCGGTAATCAAAAAAGCTTGTTATCAAATCCACTCCCTTTAGCTGATTTTATAACTGGTTCAAATTCTGGTTTAGGAGAGCCTTTACCAACAGATATTTCTCTATATGATGCAGTTCGAACTTTAGAGGGTTTATGTTTTGCCGGAATTATAACGACAGCGACAAGTGCTACGGAATTTAAGGTTGCGAAGTTAGCTAATAAGGGAACAAATGTTTTTAATGATAAATTTTACATTCAGATAGTCGAAGCTGATAGCGCTGCACCTGAAGGGGAAGTTAAAAAAGTATCAGCTTATACGACAGGTGACGGTACTTTCACAACGGCTGCTTTCTCGGTAGCTCCTGATGTTGGTGATCAGATAATTTTATATCCTGAAAGTATTTTTGCTATTGGACAGATAGCTGATGCTGCTCTTGCAATGAACACAGCTTCGAATGGAGCTCAAACAATCGTAACACTTCTTCGGAGTATCTTAGAACGATTAGGTGAAACACCGGCTGATTCAGATGATAGTGCTCATACTATTCTTGGTCAACGTGATCTCACTGTTCCAGCAATGAACGCAGCAATGTCAACTTCAAATTCAATTATTGAGATAGTTAGTGCTATTAAGGAACGTTTAGGTGCAACTCCGGCAGACACTGATGATCCACTTCATTTGATTCATGGTCAAAGAGATGATGCAGCTCCGGGTATGAACGTTGCTCCGGCTAACTCGGATAGTATTATAATGCATTTGAAAGCTATCCGTGAAACAGTTGGACAGGAGCCTGCCGATGCCGATGACTCTCTTCATACTACAGTTGGTCAAAGGGATGCTACGGCTACGTCAGATGATCTTTCTGATATTGCTTCTACAGGTTTGAATGCAAAGGTTAGAAGGGCGTTGTTAAGATTTTCAGCCGGTGCGTTCAGCACAACAATTGATCCCGGTGGTTCTGCCCGAACTTGTCTCGAAGATCTTTGGACAGATTTAGGAGCTATGATTGCCGGTGCTGATGGTATTACCACATGGCCGGCTGCTGCTGATATCGGAGATGGTAAATCCCTTGCTGAAGGAATCAGGGCTATCCTTACCTCGCTCGTTGGTGGAGATAATTTTGATGGATATACAAATATCAATAATACAGCGAATGTGTCTATCAATGCAGCTTTACAGAATATAGCTACTATTTTTGGAGCTAATGCTGCTAACGTTTTCAATCCGACAATAACGGGATCAGCGAGAACTGACCTTGATACAGCTCTCGCGGAATTAGCGAAATATTTTGCTACTAACGGTGCTGCTATTTCATCAACGGTTGATCCGGGTGGATCGGCAAGAGCGACACTTGAATTGATACTTGAAGATATTGCGAAGATGTTAGCTGGTGGCGGTGGTATCTCGACCTTTCCATCTGCTGTTGCTCCCGGTGACGGTGTTTCGATGGCTGAAGTTATCAGAGCTAATTATGACGCTCTAACTGGTGGATTAACGGCTGCGGAAAGATCAAAGGGGAAGCTTCAAATAGCAGCTACAACCATTGATCTTGATCAAGCTGCCGGAACCGATACTTTATTTACGGGTACAACTCAATCAGTTTTATTGACAGGGCTAACTATCAGAATACCTAATGTTGATATTTCCGGTGGCGCTTTAACATCTATTTCAATCCAAACAGATGATGTAACCCCGGCTGTTTTAATAAGTGCAGCAGCCGGTGCTCTTGGAAATCTTACAGAGGAAGCAACTCTAACATGGTCAGACCCGGCAGGAATACTTATTCCTACTGGAACACTTATCCAATTAACAATTGCAGGCGGGGCGGCAGGTGTTACTTGTACTTGTAATATTGTTGCTCAATGCCGAGCGGTGGTGAATTTAGGATATTTAGCCTAATAAGGAGAAATTAAAATGGCAGTACATATACATGGACGAGAAATTATAAGAGAAACGACTAATACCGAAACTCTATCTGGCACAAAAACACTTGTGATTTCAGACGCTCAGATTCAATATTTAAATCCAGATGGTGCTGATAGAGATGTTGTCGCTTCTGCTGAAGCGGTTTCTGACGGATTGGAATTTAGTATATTCAACACAGGCGAAGAGCTTCTAACATTTAAAAATGATGGCGGGGATACTATTGACTATATTAATCCATATAGTTCAAGGATATTTAAATGTGATGGCACTGATTGGAATTCTTTAAAAGACATTGCTGATCTTATTAATGCAGTTGCTTATGGAGTTTCATGGGATGAGGATGATTCGAGCCCAACATTGACAAGAACAGGAGCCCTGATTGGCGTTGCGGCAGGGATAACGCCCGGAAACGTGCTTTTACCCATTCAGGCGGTTATGCGGCGGTGTGTGATGGCTGATGACGGAACTATAGAATACTATCTATCCGCCACAGACAGTACAAAGAAAGAAGATGGTACAACTGCTTCCGATTTAGTTGGCGGTGATGGACAGGTGATGGTTGAGATACCTAAGTTCTATTACAAGTATTCTTACATCGCTGCTACTAATGTTCATAATTGGAGCATTGCAAGTGTCATGCTTCCGGGTTATAAACTTCATCCGGCTTTTATGAAAAACGGTGCGGAAGTAGATTTTCGATACATGGGTGCTTATGAAGGTGTGCTTTATGATGACTCTGAAAGCAAATATGTTAATGGACTTTATATGCCTTCAGATGCTACATATACATTTTCATTTCTTGATAATGGTGGGGGAGATGATACTATTACGGCAGATGCTAATACTAATGCTTTCACTAACCTGGTAGCAACGGTAGATAAAATTGTAGTGTCTGGAAGTACCGTAAATGATGGGACTTATGATATTAAAAGTGTGACGGATACCGTAATTACTTTAAATACTGGGTCGTTAGCTGGAACACAGGCGAATGATCAGTGTGTAATTCAAGTGCAGCGAGATTGGACAGCTACCACTGGAGATGTTCTTGGAAGTGTTTCTGGATTCGCTCCGATGAATTATGGAACGAGAGATAACTTCCGAGATGTAGCAGCTACCAGAGGAACTGGTTGGAGATGTAATGATTACGATTTGGTTTCAGCTATTCAACTTTTATATCTTGTGGAATATGCAAGTTTCTACTCCCAAAGCGTAATTGGAGCCGGTCTAACAGATTGGGCGGCTGGCTGGCCTGTTTGGAATAATTCTAATCCGATTGAAAAAACAGGAAATAGTAATTCAGACGGAAATGCCACGGCAAATACGTCTGGTGGTGATGCTACCGCTGGTTCATATATGAGTTATCGGGGAATTGAAAACTTCTTTGGACATATTTGGAAGTGGGTAGACGGTTTTAATATAAACGGGAATATTCCGTATGTACATAATACAGATACGGAATTTGCAGATGATACAACTGCCAATTACACACGTTTGGAAGATGTCAATGGAGATGGAATCACTCTACATAACGGTGACGGGTATCAAGTAACGTTGGAACAAATTGATAGAGGATTTTTACCAGCATCGGTTGGAGGATCAAGTTCGACATATATTACTGATTATTATTATCAGGCGGCGGGGTGGCGTGTGGCGGAGCTGGGCGGGGTTGCGAGTCATGGCGCATTTGCGGGGGTCGCTTGTTGGTATCTTAGTATTGCGGCTGCCTCTTTGGATCGGATTATCGGTTCTCGCTTGTCTTTTTGATTGTAATAATAAATATTACACTTTTAGTTAGGAGAAATTAAATGAAAGTACAATCAAAAACATATCCTGAGATTACAAGGTCAAAAAAAGAAAGAATTGTTAGGGTTCCTCATAATATTGATGAGATCATCGTAGATGAAGAAACTATATACCAGTATGGCGAACAAATATATCCTGATGATGGACATGATATTGCTGACACAGATTATTGGAATGCGAGAGCAGCAGAAAGCGATAGTTTGTTAGAATCGGCCAAAGACCTAGTGATTAGTTTAACTTATGATCAAATTGACAATCATATTGATACGGTTTTTAGTAGCCTTGCTGTTGATCAGAAAGCTTCGTTGAAAAAGCTATACAAGGCTGTATTGTATTTGCTAAAAAGATAAACTAGCAGAGGTTAATGTTCTGAAAGGAGGGTAAACATGGGTTGCCCGAAAGAGTGTAATAGTAGGTTGTCGGATCATCATAAGAGCCTGTACGATAAGGACGGTGTTGTTAGGATTTTAACTAATAAAATTGATGGTGCAATTGGATGTATCGGTAAAAAAATATCGTGGAAATCTTTCGGTATAATCATGATAACGGTAGTCAGTCTGATAACTTGGTACGCTGATCATATATCTGCTGATCGAACTTCAAAGGGTATCGATATTGCCAATAATACGAAAGAGATTGCTGTTACTGTTGAAAAAGTTACTGCTGTTGAAGCCAATATCAGAGATATAAAAACTACACAAGCTGAGATATTAAACCGGCAATTTACCCTTGATGAACTAAGACAGGTTATTAAAGAAGCCGTTAAAGAATGACGATCTGTGATAACTGTAAAACAAAAACTGTCGTAATTTATATCACGGAAGAGGGCGATCTTTGTGATGAATGTAAAGACCTTTTAAATAACAGGAAAAGAAGAATGAAAATAGTTGAAATCATACGATTGGAAGAAGATTTTTATTTTGGAACCTTCGGTGTGCTGAAGATAGATAAAAAAGTTTTTTGTGTTACGTTAGAACCGCCGGATAAGTTGAATGTTCAGAACGTATCTTCGATACCGGCACAGCAATATGTTTGTGTTTCAATAGTGTCTCCAAAATATAAAGAAACATTTGAAGTCACGAATATAACTGGTCGTAGTAATGTGCTGTTTCATGCTGGAAATATAGTTGAACATACTAAAGGGTGTATTATTTTGGGGCAGTATTGGGGGAAGCTGAAAGATAGCAGGGCTGTTTTAAATAGTGGAAAAACGTTTAAAAGATTTTTATCTGAAATGAAATCTGATGATTTTCATTTAACAATAACGGAAAACTATTAAGGGGGTAAATCATGTGGTACAAAGAAAAAACTTTATGGGCTGGAGTTGCGGGGATCGTTGCCGCTGCCGGTGGATTTTTTACAGGAACCATGTCACCGGGATTTGCTTTACAAGCGGCGGTTTCGGCAGTAATGGTAATTTTCTTAAGAAAGGGAGCTGGTAATCCTAAACCTAAAAAGTTGCTTGCTCAAAAAACAACACGTGCCGGTCTTGTGTCGATAGCTGCTACGGCTGTTGGTGCAGTTACAGGAACGTTACCGATTGCTGTTGCTGTTCAGACTGGACTTACAGCTTTGGCTGGTATCTTTTTACGGCAGGGAATCAATAAGTCTAAGTAGGCGAGGATTGCTTAACTAAAGCGGCGATCTCTAAGATTGCCGCTTTAAGTATGTTCTCAACTATATCCTTTGCCATGTCACTACTATAACCATTCGGTGTTTTAATCAGCATGTCTAAAAGACGTACTGCTTCACTACGGTGAGACTCGGCTTGTTCTGATAATTTCATTTTATCCCTCCATAAGTCCAATAGGTTTCAGACATTTACATTTTTCCTGTAATCGCCAGTTCTCCCGGATAAGTTCAAGGTTCTCCGTACTGACTTTAAATATCTCATTTTGAAGTTTCAGGTGTTCCGTTCTAAGAAAGATTAGGTCAGTGATACCGTAGATCGCTAACAGTAATATTATGATCGTAATAGTAACGTAAATGACTCTCATCTTTCATCTCCCTCTATCGGTAGTGTTGCTGTTTTAAGTTCATTAAGTCTTGTTAAAGCACCGGCACAGAAAACATCTCTTTTAATTTCCCATATCGACATTAAATTATCGTTATCTACTGGACAATCAAGTAACAATTTATAAGCACGATAATGAACGTTAATTATATGGTTTGCGATTGCAAGTGCTTTCCTGATTTGAAAAGTTTTATTTTGATACATATTCACCGATTGTTTCCATATTAAAGACTCTCCACCTTTTTTGTAATAACCATCTTTGGCATGGATTAAAAGTCATAGTTGTTAATATCTGTTGTGTATAATCACCCCAATCAAGAAAGTCGCACCCAACCCGAAGCCAATCATTAAAAATTGCTTGCCACATTATTTTTCCTTTTAAAGCCCTGTTCGCATCTCGCTACTTTACCCGTCAGGGCTGGCCGGGTCTATAAAAGGAATAACTGCTCCGGTATTAACGCCCCGGAGTTGGGCGTGATTGATATAAACATTTAACGTCCTCTTTCAAAAGTTCCCTTTTACTTTCATCCTTGGCATTATCGATACACCTTTTTAGAAATATCTCGACATCCTCAAACGTGTCGAACCTATACCATTTACCATCAAGTGTGATAGACCAGTGGCCTGTGTAACTGATATTAAGTATTTTGCCTTTCATCATTTTGTTTGTGTAAATTCCCCGCACTTCGGACAAATATAATAACCGGCTAAGTACTTAATTCCGTGAATTTCTTTAGTACAGATTGGTTTATCATCTGCCGGCAACTCCGTAATCCTCAACGCCCACGTACCGTCATCACGTTTAATCCATTGACCGGCATTTATTGATTTACCGTCATCAGTTTCAACCTCCACGAAATGACCAGCATTGTGTACAGGTGCCCCATCGAAGATTATATTAATTGGTTTGCTCATTTTTGTTTCTCACGCCGATGCTTCTGCTCTTGTATCAGGATTTTAAAATACACTTCAATAGGCTCACGTTGTTGTTTACGGCGTTCTTTTTTCTTTTTTTTTCTTGCTCATTTGACACCTCCGTTATACATCGACAATTAAAATGTTTAGGCGGTACTATAAAACTCCTTACAAAATACTCTTTATCGAATAGTTTTTTGTAAACGATTACAGTATTCCTGATAGTTCTGTACCGCTTCCTGACAAAGAATAATAATACTTTTTCCCACCATTTTTTATCAATCATTTTTCACCGCCTATCATTTCATCCATGTTAAGGTACGTGTTTTAAAAGATCGTCTGTCTAATCGTCTCTCACTTCGTTACAGGCGATATTTTAACGAGGTCTGGAATAACATTATCGATATAATTTTCGAGTTTATAAAGACGTTCCACCATAGACTTAATATCGTCTAATCCCTGTATATCTTTATTGACCATTGCCTTTAAAGCGTCCTTGAAATTATTGTAATATCCTTTAGCTGTATAATGGATATCGCCCTTTGTCTTGCCGGACTGGATTACACCTTTTTTGGATAATGTGACACATACTTCATCTGCCGATAGATACCATTCGTCTGTTACTTTGATCATAATTTTTTCCTTTCTAAAGTAATTGTAATTGACCCTGCTTAATATAAAGTTTGTTTGGACTATGGTGCATATCCTGATAAAATTTAATATTACTGATTGTAAATTTAATGGCTTCATTTATACCTTTACCATGATTGTAACCTTCACAAATACATTTGCATTTTTTGTTCTTAGCATTATAACATCGAGCATCACACCTACCGATAATTTTTCCATCTTCGTTTTTAAGCATCATGATTGTTGTCATAATAGATTTCCCTATGGTTTCAGTATTAATTTTTTCCAATTTTTTTCAATATAGTCAAGAGTTTCTTTATAGCCCTGTTCCCTGTCTAAAACGTCTTGATAAATTTCATCATCCCGGTATTCTAAAACAGCACATTCTATTAAATCCCTCATAACCATTGGTTCAAGTGCATCCAGTTCCCACGAATCATAACCGAATTCATCCGTGTATTTCGAACATCGAGGATCGGTAGTCTTAGCTGGATTAGGTGGTGGATCGTATGTTTCAATTTGATCCATATTAAGAGCAATTCTATTAACGATTACATCACACCAAAATTTATTATGTCTATCACCGATATCTCTGGTCATATCTATACCAGATGGATCATGATCACCAAGGTGTATGATTACAGGAAACTGACCGTTCTCCTTATATTCGTTTAATCTTTGAGCAGCTTTCCACATAGAACTTTGGCTTGTATATCCTTTACAGGCAAAGAACGGAACATCGAGATCGTTACAGATAGGTTCTATAACACCTTCGAGGGCTTCTTTCTCAATCCAAACTTCAACGTGATGATCCTGTCCTTCCCAATGATCGAGTCTGAATCCCCATGCTGCCGATCTGATAATTTGTCCGGGATTATTCCAATGCGATAGAGATTTAAGCTTACGTGTTCTATCTTCTATGGCTTCCCAATCAACATATCCACAATCTCTTGCTTTGCTGATTAATGAACTAAGACGCTTATAGTTCTTTTCGGTATTTTTTGTATCAAGCGGTAGTCCATGTTTTCGATTATATTCTTCATCAATCCAAGAATCTGGAAATAAATCTTTGCCAATGAACTGATAGTAAAGCTGTCTGACGGTCAAAACCATATCTTCAAGTTGATATTCTTCTATGATTTTATTAGCAGCATTGATTATCTCCAAAGTTTTTTCTGTGACTTTTTTATTGATGTATTGAATTTTCATAGTGTGCTCCTTTCACGGTTTCGGTAATAATGGATTCCAGCATGAGCTGAAGTTCTGAACTGAACGAACTAATCCCAAAGTCTGTTTCGCTCTCGTTGCAGCCACGTAAGCAACTCTTACTTCGTCATAAGCGGATCTCTTATCCCTGTCAATCGAGTCACGGATCTTAGGTGAAATCGATGTATCAAACCATACATAATCGGCTTCTCCACCCTTGACCGAATTATGTACGATAGCTCCTCCACTTATATAACACTGATGTGGATGAACATTAAGACTATAAACTTTTCCTTGATAATGGTTTTTTTTTATTAAAACAGGTAAAAAATCAGGTTTGTTATTCCACGGCACCCTATTTAAAAAATTATCTGTCGGAACTGGAATTTTCATATAATGACTTATAAGATTAGCGGCAATAGTTTCAAAAGCACTTCTGAGATTTCTTTTAGTAACGTCATTTTTTGGAGATGATCTTGTATATAATGGATAATTTTTATTTAATCCAAAATCTTTGAAGATTTTTTTGACTTTTAAATTCGAATCATTTTTTAAATCTTCATGAACAGCATGAACTTCTTGTGTAGTAAATTTTCTACATTTATTATTGATTTCAAATGTTAATCCCGTTATTCCATATATTGTCTGAGTTTTACATTCTGCAATCAATGCTTCTTTTCGTGTATTATAAATTCCTAATATCCATCCATCTTCTGCTTGTTCAGTTGCTAATCTTGCTCCTATACCGGCTGATCTATATGGTTTTCTTGCTGACACACAAATACCTATTCTCCACCAATTCTTTCTACGCATTAAGTAAAGAACATATTTATCTATAAATTTATCGGTAAATTTTGCAACGATTCGATGATCTGGTGTAACTCTGGTTATCGATTTCTTAGTTGATATCGTTATTAATTCTCCTGAATATTTTCTATTACTGATTTCAAAAGAAAACCCATCCCCAGCGTTTGTATGTCCTCTCATCAATCTATTCATTTTTTTACTATAACTTAATAATTTATGAATATGAGGATTAAGATTTTTTATTGTGACATCTCCATGCCATGCTGTTGAGATTTTTTCATCTCCGGGAGAGCAATGTACCGTTCCAACTATTGTATTTGGCTTAGCTGAGAATATGTTCTTGTTTCTTTTTTTGAGTATCAGTAACCGTTCAATCAAAGGTACAATCTTTCCGGTCAACCGGAAGACTTCAAGAAGCGGTCGCTGATCACCTTTTTCCACAAAGTTGTCCTCGAACCCTAAGATGGCTAAGTCGAACAAGTCCACACGTCCATTGTCCGGCATTTCGAGTATGGTTTTTTTCATCCCACGCCTGATGTTATCCTTTGCAATCATCTTTTCAACCATCAACTGAAAGCGTACAGTCGAAACTTCCTTACCGGAAAAAATCTCGAAGAAGGTTTCAATAGCTCTCCACGACTTAGTTCTCTTGGGATTCCAGTACAGGTTTTCAGGCCTGTACGGATTATACCACATAAGATCTTGATTGATTAAGAACTCTATCCATTGCGGTATCTGGTAATTACACCTACACAGGATCATGTGTATTCCCGGAAGTGACAGGTCAGGCTGATCAACAACGTCAACCTTACCCTTGGTATATCTTGAATCAGGCTTGTACGTTGTGTTCTCACGATTTTTTGCCTGTACGATAATTCGTTCCCCATAATCGTGAACAGCCGGTGGAACACGATAGGACTGGTCAAGATGTTTCAACCAGCCGTGTTCAAGGTCTCTGAAAACTTCTGGTACGGAACCGGAAAAACGAAAAATCGCTTGGTCACTGTCACCCGCGTAAGTCGTGTTCACGGTTTGTTCGCTCCATAATTGTGTCAATGTGTATTGAAGTGGTGTCAAGTCCTGTGCTTCATCAACGAAAAGTATCTCTATACTTGGACATAATTCTCTTTCCAATACCTCCTCGAGCATACCGGTAAAAT